AGACGCTTGTCGCATACGGCGGCTAGTAGCGGCTCGCTACACTGGTACTCATAGCTCTTACCACCAGCCGATTTAACGATCTGTTGCACCTCTTTCGAGCCGAGAGGTGGGTCCATCACCTTCATATTGAGATGGTCGAGCTTTCCTTCCCACGCGTCCGGCCAGCGCTTCCGGCAGTAGATCGCAAGATTGAAGGCCGCTGTATTGCGCTGCCCCTCGCCGACTCCCTGCATCAGGATTGTCGCGATACACGGTGGAGCTCCTTCGAGCTCCTCAACCTGTGGCGCAACAATGTCTTCAATCTTCTCCGGGTCTTGCTTTCGAGATGCAACCAGCTCTTTGAAGCGATCTAGCGACAGCGGTGCCCCTGACCTGGGGTTGAGCGCATAGCGATCCGTCTCTTCGGCATTGAAATACGGCATGTTGAGCCAGTTGCCTGCGTCTTGATTGCTGGCAAGGCGAACTTGTTTCGGGAAGATTTCCCGGCCAGACTGCCCGAGCCATGCGGCCCACGCTGACAGCACTTTCCGCATTCGGCGTGCTGGCGCAGGGCTTGTGACAAAGAGAAAGCAGTGAGCTCCGCCGGACTTTGACCGGCAGGTCACTAGCGGGAGCTCTAGGTGCTCGATCTTATCGATCAGCGCCTTGTGGTCGAGACTATAGTCATCGATGTCGATGCAGCCCCACCAGCAGTTACCGTCGTCCATGATCGGCACGACACCGAGTCCCTGCCGTCCGCTCAGGTGCTTTTCCCACAGCTCAGGCGTCAACGGCTCGTGGATGGTCACGCATTTTCCGGCCACCTTCTTTCCGTCTTCGCCCTGCTTGATCTGCATGCGTCCATACGCTCGCTCAAGCCCCTTGAAGATTGTATCCATGAATCCTCCTGAAGATAAATGGAGGGGCCGAAGCCCCTCCACAGTCACAGCGACTTAGAAGTCGACGCCATCGTCCTCATCGAAGGAACGGCGAGTCTCGCCGCCTTCCCCGGCATTCGGGTCGAGCGCAGAATGATCGACGTTGGCAACACCGGCCTTGATGTCGTTGTAGAACTTGAAGGCACGTGCGGCAATCGCCTGATCATTGAGCTGCTCGCCGACAACCAGCTTCCAGCCCATCCAGGAGCCCTGCTCATTGCTTTCAGGCACGGTGGTGGCATGCACCCAGTGGCTGAAGATCGGAGCCTGAAACTTGGTTCCATCCGGGGCGGGGAAGTGGATGCCCTGCAAAACCGACATCAGCTTCTTCGCCTTCTTGATCTGCGTCGAAGACGCCGACACGATGGCATGGTGCATATCACCGGTCTCAGGATGGCGGTACATCAGGTAGAGCTCACGGGTATCCATCAGCTCGTTGCCATTCGGAAGCACGTCCTTGCCCTTATCGTTCTTCGAGCAAGAGCGCAGCATCTTCAGGCCGTCGGCCACGGAGTGGATGCCACGCAGGCCACCGCCCTCGTTGCGCGGACGCCATTCCATGAAAACGCGGCGATATCCACAGATCAGGAGATCCAGCCCGGCCTCCCCATCGAAGATGGCATTCGACACGGTGTCAAAGAGCATGCCCTCCTCAGCGCCCTTGATATACTCACCCTCAGACTTCTTGCACTGCTTGCTGTTGCTCTGAAGGATGAAAAGAAACGGAATCGAAAAATCTTCCGCCGTGGTGTCCTCAAAACCGCACCCTGCGGCATCTTGGAACTGTTGCATCATCGCCGGGGGCAGCGCATCCCCAGCCGGTTTCACTGCTGCTTTTTGTGTCATACTCGCCTCACTTGATTACGGCAACTTTGCCGCGATATACCCCGAAGACTTCCTCCGGGAACTGCGTACCATCGGCTGCCCAGCGGCGAACCTGCGCCTGCAACGTCTGGTAATGAATGCTCTCTTTCTGGTCGACACTGAAACCACTATCAATGAGCTGGTGAAGCAGGTCGGTGGCCTGCTGATCTTCCCCGGCTGCAAAGCGTGCTTCGACCACGTTCTTGATGAGGTCGCCGTAGCCATTGTCACGCAGCCACTGATGTGCTGCCGGGCGGCGAGCTTCTGAGATGCGAGCACAGATGATGTCATCCACCTTGATTTCGGTGCCATCCTCCAGAGCAATCTGCATCAGCCCGATATCCAGCATCATCTCAGGGATTTCGCGCTCTACCATGATGCGATGCTTGGCCTTTGCAGCCTTCAGCTCAGCCTCGAGCTCTTCAATCCGATTCTTGATCGAACGCTCTTCTTGGCACGAGCGTGTCAGCTCCCGGAGCATGTCGCTTGAGACCTGGGCCTCTTCTGCTTCGGTATTGAACTGGCTAAAGTCAATCCCGTTATCATCTTTCATTTCAGCCTCCTACAGCCATGTCAGTAATTCGTCGCCCATCACTCCAGCGGCAATATCCCGCTTGCCCTTTAGTGATTGGATGAGCTTGCCATCGATCGAGTTTTCGCACTCCATGTCAACGATGAGCATGTCGCTTTTCTCGTCTACTCCCCGATCCTCGGCTTGTTGCCGGAGAATCAGCGGCACCGGAGTATCGTAAAATACAGCTACACCTGCGGCGCTGAGCTTCAGCCCTACCTCCCCGGCCTGCGGGTTGCCGACGAAGAATCGTGCGGTGCCGTATTGAAATTGTGTTTTCGCATCTTCTTTTTCATCATGGCTCATCTCCCCATAGTAGGAGACGGCGTCGCCAAAACGCTCTTGTACCGCTGCGAAGATCGCCTCTACCTCAGCGGTGAAATTTGCCCAGATGATGACCTTGCAATCAATATCCTCCAGGTAGTCGAGCAGAGAATCGAGCCTCGGGTTGTCTTTGAGGGCAATGATATTTCCCTCTTCGGTCTTAACGAACCCTCCAAGTACCTGCCGCAAACGGAGGAGCTTGGTGATTGGAATCTGTGCCACAACCGATTGGCCTTGAATTTCTGCCCGCAGCTCGGCCGCGAGGGAATTGTAAATTCGTCGCTGCTCGGCCGCCATTTCGACGGCAAGCCGCTTGTATTGCTTTGGCTTAGCATTGGGCCATGCCTCTGCTCTGGTGATCCTGAAACTATAAGGCGAAAGGATGCCGCGAAGCTCATCCATTCGCTGGTATCCAGTAATCTCAGTGAACGGCTTTCGGCCGGGAATGTACCGCTGTTTCGTTTTGGCATACCGATTCCGGAAGCCAAAGAAACTCTTCTGCCATCTCGGGATGCGTAGTAACGACCCTTGCGACCACAAGTCCATGGGAGTTTCTGATGGCGTGCCGCTCAGTAGGCGCACGAAAGTGGCATCCAGCGCATTCTCGAGCCAGAATTTTGTACGCTTACTGCCGGGGGTTTTCACTCGCTGCGACTCATCAATGATGAGCATGGTTCGATGCGTCTTCATAATCTTCATCAGGAAGTCGCGGGCGGCTTTGGTACGAGAGATTGCTTCGTAGTTGATAACGAAGACGCGCAGGAACTTCCCGCCAATCTGCGTCATCACTTGGTCCGGCTGCTTGCCGGGACGCCAGTGAGCGGTGTAGTGCGGCACGCGGCACCAGAATGCGAAGCCCTCTTCACGCTCGGCCGAGCCAACCCAATCCAGAAGCACGCACTTCGGGACGCAGCAGACTACGGCATCAATCAACCCACGATTGAATTTATCTTCAACCTCGCGAATGGCTGTTGGCGTTTTGCCTGTACGCTGCTCCATGAAATAGGCGAAGCCGGGCAGATCTCCGGCCTTGTTGATAGCGTAGCCCTGATATCCGCGGAGTCCTTCCATGAAGGGTTTATAGAACGGGAGTGATTCGGCCGATTCAATATCGGGCCGATTAGGATCGCGTTGCCAGAGGTCTTCATCATCAATTTTCACTGCGATTGCTTCTGCCATGGTACCTCGCTTGATTAAATCAGGGGAGCGCCCCCTGCGGGAGATATAGCTTAGCATGCTATAGATATATTGCAACGCGCTCCTGGTATATGCCGCGTATATCCTCTAACCATGTGCCGCCACTGATAGATATATGCCATATACGGCATATACGCATGAAATGGAATTTTTGCTGGCCGGTGCTGCAAAAATTCCCTATATAGGGCTATCGGCTGCGCTCGATGTATGTTTTGAGGTGGAGCTGCTTCCCGGCACACTGCATGTACTGCTTCAGTAGCTGGGTATCGGCCGCAAACGCCTCGCCGCTACTCGCCGGGCGATCGCTCAGAATTAGCACCGGAGGGCAAGGCACCATCGCCGCCACCGGCAAGGAATCGGTTAATTTCTTCGGCGAGCTGGTTCCGCACGCGGACAGCAGGACGGCCCCAGCAAGGGCCACTGTCAGAGAGGTGCGGCAGCGCTTTCTCCCGAATGTATTCGATCCGCGTAACAGTTTGCTGTTTACGTTCTTCAAGTGCAAGTAATGCATCATCCTTCTCCTTGATCTGCTTTTTATGATCGGCGATCATCCGATCCTGCTCAATTTTGGCGGCCGATAAGTCGACGCGGTGCATCAGCCACGCGCCACTCGTCGACCCGGCTGCGAAGGTCAGCAAGAGAATCAACAGCTTTGCTTGAATGCCCATTACGAGTCGAGCGCCTTTGCAACTGCCGGGAAGCGCTTGCCAACTACAGCGAGCAGCGGATTCCACGATAGCGGGGCTACCGGTGCCAGGATAGCGGCGATGATGAATGCCGTAACCCAATCATTGATGCTGAGCCATCCGAAGACGTGGGCCACATGCCACTGACCGAGGAAAGCAATCAACGTCAGCACAGATGCCCGGAGCATGGAGTCGCTCGCGCTAAGCAGCCGACGCTTGTGGTCCTTGCGCCATCGTTTAGCAATCTGCGTTACGGCCCAGCCAAAGATGATGGCGGTCAGGCCCATGCCACCGAGCAGCCACAATGCGTCTACGATGGTCTCAGTTGGTGCTGTAATCTGCGGTGTCATAATCAAACCTCCATGGCTTCGATACCGAATACGATGGCCTCAGCCACCATCATGAAGCGGCCAGATACCAACCACTTCTCTACGCTCTGATCGTAATCAATGAAGAATGGCTCAGGGATGAATGCCGCGCAGTTGGTTCGCTCAAGGAACGCATCCTTGATCGTCGGGTTGCCCTCCACGAGACCAGCGCCCCAGTACCACCCCTCACGGCCTCCGCGATTGAGCTCGCCAAGGTACTGCGCCATCATGAAGCTCATGGCATCCGCCTGCTCCCTGCGCTCATCATTGCCCGGCACATACATCACCATACACCCCCGGTGCTTGGTATCGAGAGCATTCAGATGGAGATCGAGGGCCAGGTCAAATCCACCGGCGTTAACGCGCTCGATCTTGTGCGTCAGCTCGCCCTCAATGACCTCAACCTCGTGGCCCTTCTCCCGGAGAAGCTCAGCAACGATCGGAGCGAGCTCTCGCATTACCATGAACTCGGTATATCCATGCTTCTGGTTCTTCGCCCCCTGCTTCGCTTGGTGGTGGCCTACGCATACAGCAATTTTCATTTCGTCCCCTTTAGTTGCGCTTTAAGCGCTTCGATCTCAGCATCTTTCTCATGGAGCTTACTCTGAAGCTCCCACTGCACATGAGAAGCGAGCGATTCTTTCAGCGCCGCCTGCTCTGCCGTGTTATGTTGCACCAGCGATTCGAGCTGCCCCATTCGGTACTGCGTCACTGCCCATGTACTTACGATGGTAGCCAGCATCCCGCCGAGTAGAATCAATTCCTTTGTAGTGAACCCGAAGGCTACCGTTTTCTGCTCAGTCATCGCACACATCCTTTTCCTCAAGTCTTAATACAAGGTAGCATCGAGATATTACGCGGTCGAGTTTCCGTTCCACCCGATGCGTTTGTACTAACAGTATGAAAACCACCAGCGGCATCCACACCGGCGGAGTTACTAGATCCGGGATTTGCCTCATCCCATGAATCAATAGTGTGCGAGTGCGACTTATAATCATCCGCCTGTGCCGAACCAAGCAAGCGCCCGGAATCAATGCCTCGACCATGATCCCATCCACGAATGAATTCCCCTCGCAGATCAGGTACATTGAAGGTAGTTGATCCGTCGCCGATTCCCCATGGAGAAACCACGACCGGGACTCCCGAGGCAGTCGCGGTAGCATTCTGGCTCATCGTAATTTGCGTACCTGAGTCTACAGATGCGATTGTAGTACCGGCAGGAATGCCGGAGCCTGAAATAAAATCGCCAACCTGCATCTTACTCGTGTCAGTCAAATTAGTTACTACGGCTGATGCGCTGGTCGTGTTGCCTGCATCCTGCACGGTGATCGCGGCAAAGAGCGCGGCGTACGTAGTTCGGCTTACGGCAGATCCGTCACACTCTAGCCATCCGGACGGGGAGGACTGCATTGCGAAGAACTCTACTGCACCAGACGGGATGAGCTGCCCGGTAGGGAGCAGCACCCATACTGCCGCACCAGTTGTATTGATCATGCACTGCCAGACTGCGTACGCTCCTGGGACAGTGTCATCGAGCCAGAAGTATCCGGGGTAGAAGCCCTTCGAGGCATCATCATTGACGCCCGGAGACCCGGTATTTTGCACGATCTGAATCATTGATTCATTGAGCTGTGAGCCTGTTGATGGCTGCTTCGAGGTCTCTTTCGCGGCATGATTGATTGGTACTGTGGGTGGCACTATACGACCTCCATCAAAGTCAGAGCGATGTGCTGCTCAGTAAAGTCCAGCCGCGTATCAATGACCATTGCCTTGATTACGCCTCGCTCATTCGGTGGCATCTGATCGCTCTGGAAAGCCACCAAATCGCCCGGCTCTAGCCCAATCAACCTCAGCGTGCCGGTAAAGGAAATCAACCTGCGCCCATCCTTGAACTTGTTGACATGCGAAGTCGCGCGAGCCGATAGAATCGATGACGGCACCTGCCACTTGTCTTTGAATACCTGCATCAAAGCGGTGTTGTGATAATCTGCAATCGACGTCGCATCGCTAACTGCGTAGCCCTGCCCGAACTGCTCTTCGCCCTGACCATCACCACTGTATCCGGTTAGGATCAGGCATTGATTGACCAGCTCCTTCCATCCACGTCGATACCGAAGGTCGAGCTTGATATCTTCCCCGGTAATGAAATCGACCGGCTCATCAGACGCGATCGGCTCAGGAACGAGGGCGATCTGCCGACCACGCGGAATCCATGCCGCATCGAGCAGCCATGCGATCTCAGTCAGCATCTCTTCGGCGCTCGTCGGCTTCGTTACTAACCGCTCGCAGGTATAGCCGGTACGGGCTGCCTTGACATCATAGATGGACTGGAAGTCGATATTCTCAGATCGAAGATTGATTTGATTCCTAACAATATCCTCAGCAGCCTCGCACAGGTGCCATGCGACAGCGTCCGGGGCGGTGGATTGATTATAGACCAGATCATTCCACACAGTCCCGGCAACCTGCCAGTGAGTCGGGTCTTGGTCTGGTGGAGTTCCGGGCACAGTAACGTCCAGGATGCACTCCCATGAATAATTCCCATAGACTACGATGGTGCCGAGCGTGTACGTAGAAGCTCCGCTCCAGTCCGCTCCGGCTTTGTCGGTCGGAACGCGTACATCAGTGATGCGAAGATTGTCTTGCAGGGTCACTAGGTATCGCTGATCGCTGTAGGTCATATCCTCAACGATCCCCTCATACATAGTGAGCGTGTCTGCAACTCCAGCGAACCCAACTCGTACGCGAGCCGCTGCACCGCGAAGAGCTGAAGCGAGAACCTCATCCGTCTCATCCGTCTGCACTAGTGTGCAGACCATCCCTCCCGTGATAGTTTTCGGGAGCTTCGGAGATAGCTTTGCTGTGAATGCTGTAATCTTATCCAGCGCATCGAATGAGCGAGAGACTACGCGCTCAACCGTGACTGGAGAGAGCGGGTACACCCATGGGTAGAAGTAGCCTGTAACTGCCTCGCTGATGATCTCAGAGTTGCTGCTGAAGGTCAGCGGTAGCGGCCGATATCGGACATCAAGAGAATCTACCGCCGGGGTATTATCCCCTGCGGCATTACCTGTCAGCGCGAACTCGAATCTCCACCAATGATGAGCCGGGATCGTTTGCCCGGACTCAACTACGCCATAAGATGTCCAGTTCACAGTAGTTGCATCCCCAATGTATGCGGGATTATCAGTGTACCAGGCTGTCACTACTAGCTTCGTATCAAGCGGAACCACATCAGAGAAGGATACGACGCCATCAACGGTTGGGACTTCGCCGACGTCGATCTGTCTCGTTGCAACGCCGGAAGTCGCGTACCCGCTATTCCCACCGATCGGAAAGTAGCCAGTTGATCCGTATGCGATCTGCCATGCTGGAGAAGTCCCTGCTGCATACACAGAGAATCGGTAGCCAGCCGTCCAAACCACGGACGTTCCGCCATACCCGGTCAGCGCTCCGGTGTTGATCTGCTTAATGCCAATCCGTAGCGAGTACCGGATTCCACGTCGCAAGCTTGCCGCGAGGCCGGTCACTGTGACATCGGAATCGGTTGCACCAGGAGCGAAGTCCACCGCATTGCCGAGCTGATTCCCATTATCATCTACAATCGCTACCCAGCAGCCGGGGTCGATATTTCCGTAGTGCTGAGAACGAATGATGATGCTATTAAGGATCTGTGTGGCACCAGCGATGAATGGGATTTCTTCATATGAATCATTCTGCAGAACGGTGCGAATCCAGCCGTAGTGCCGATATCCATAGAACCAGTGGTCGCTATAGTTATCTGTAACGCGGACGCGGAGCACCTTCTCGAATGCGAGCGAGGACGCTCCGGTGTGTGCAGCCGTCACGGAGCTTCCCGGACCGAGCACAAGACTCCCCGGCTTACGATCGAATGAGACGTTACTATCCGAGCCTTGCATCGGATCATCAGTTCCCTTCCACTGCGAATAGGTATCGAGCCGGGCATACGGCCCGGCCTCCGGCCAGATATCGAGGTGATACTCAGGCTCGATTGCCTCACGTTTCGCCAGCTCGTCGAGAATCGACTGTGGGATTGTTCGCATCAGATATCCTCTACAAGATTGAGTCCAAACGAGCGATGGGCCTGCGTTTGATATGGCATCTTAGCAGATGGCGGGCGATTCCGCATCAAATAGCATTCGGTCGGGGCGGAGTCCGGTTTCCATAGCAGCCAGAACGGGACTCGGCGCTCGAGCGCAACCTCCCTGAATTCCTCAACCTGAGTCCACTCTGCCTGCACAAGGTACTGCCACTGTGGATCAAGCTCGAGCCTACGATAGAAGAGCTGCTCATGGATTCGACCTTTCTCAGTCTCGAAGGACTTGACGCCAGACACTTCGTGATATGGGTCCCAGCCCAGCTCCACGAATGGCATCACCATCGCGGTACCGAGATAGATCTCCGGTACGATGGCATCAGAGAGCACAGGGAGCCCGGCAAAGGTGATTCGATAGAGATACGCATCCGGCTGCCGCCAGATATCATTCGCATCCTCAACGGAAAGCCAGGTCACATCATTCGTGCCGATTGCATACTGAGTTGTTGCCCCATAGCTGATGTCAGTCCAGGTGAGGCCGCTATCCAGTGATTCGAGGACGGTTCCACTAGCGCCACACACACGAGTATAGCCCTCGCCCTCAGCGGTCTCAATATCGTACAGCGCATTCGCGGTGCCACTGGTTGCCGGGTACCACGTGATTGCATCAAAGCTGAAAATGATGGTACCAGAATCGCCAACTGCAACCCATGCTGAATCAGCCCATCCAACGGCGTTCAGATTATTCGCGGTGCCGCTGGTTCTAGCTGTCCAGGTAATTCCATCCGGAGAAGTCTCGATGACACCTCCTGCGCCAACCGCCACCAAGAGCGCACCATCCCACGCCACATCATTATGAGTGTTTGCAATCGTACGCGACGTCCAAGTGATGCCGTCCGGGGAGGTGAAGCATTTAGTCGGAGCCCCAACAAGCACAAATTGTGAGCCAGTCCACACGATCGCATTGCCAGAGGTTAGCCCTGTAGCGGTACGCACTGTCCATGTCAAAAGATCATAGCTCGAATACACAATGCCAACATTATCGACAATCACCCAAATTCCTCCGCTGAATGCGATTGCTTGAAATGCTCTCCCTACGGTGATTGTAACCTTCGTCCAGGTCAGGCCATTATCCTCAGAGTATAGAATACCATCCGTGATTCCAATGACCCAATTACTTCCGGCGAAGATGATGCAACGCGCAGCGGCGAAGGTAGTAGTCTGCTTGCTCCAGGTACCACCAGCCGTCGGCGTGTGCGTCTTTAGCTTGATTCCCTCAGATTGATTGAATGCGGCATTCAGAAGGCGGGGCTGATCTGCGATTCCATCGGAATCGATAGCGTTGTACCAAGGTGATGTGACGGCTTGTGACAGCGCTGGAATATAATCAGTCGCTGCCCCTCCATATTCAATCTGAAAGCATCCAATAATGATAGAGCTGACGCCATCACCAAGATACACCGGATTTTCTCCAGCAGAGTTTCCAAGCATGAACTGGAAGCCTGATGGTGCGGTTCCGTAATTTCCAACAAGCCAACATCTATACGTTCCTGATTCGGCGTGATAGTAGCTACCGGCTGAGACGAACGCGGTGCCTCCGTAACCACCTGGGACCAACTGCCCTGTTGTAAGGTCGAACGTAGCGAACGCAACACCAGAGCCAATGCCTGTTGGCCTGATCTGTAAGTAACGATTGCCAACACCTAATTTTGCAGAGCATGAAGTTGCTACCAAACCTATTGTTGGCAATGCTCTTACCAGCCACGCATTGTGAGACGCTAGTACTGCACTCTCAACTAGCTCATCCATAGTCGTATTGCCCGTTGGCGTATCGGCAACATTGATATTCACCGTTGCGCCGCCAATAGACCACGGCGCAGTACTGATATCTTCTGAAGGATAGGCAATGTTTGTTCGCGGCACTCCCGCATACTGCACGCCAACGCGCCCGCCTGCAAAGCGGTAGCCTCCTGCCTTGTGCCGGTGCGCTCCGATGACCAATGTATCGCAAGCAGCCGCAACTGCGTACTCGATTGCTATTCGCCCATTCGCGTCAGTGCGCGGAATCGCCGGGCGGAGGAGATCTCTAGTAACAGCATCCGACATTGGATAGATGGGGCTATCATCCCCATCGAGTACCGCATACGGAGCACCGATCAGCCGATTCTCAAAACACAGCAACGGCTCGTCCATTATACTGTTACCTCCGCATCTACGTTCCGCCCAAAGCTATCACGCAGCTTCGATGCGAGCGAGTCGGCGATCTCCTGCTGCACCTGCCCGGTCAAGCTGCTCGCATGGAGTGCCTGCACGGTGTTATGGATGGTGATGCTCGGACCTTCGCTCTTGCGCTGCCCGGCTGCCGGGGAAACCGGGGCACCTGGGGATGCTGCCATCGTAGGCACTGCACGGCCACCACCGCCCCCGCCTGCTGCGCTCTTCGATCCGAAACTCGTCGTCGCGATCTTTTGTACCTGCATCATACCAAGAGCCACGGTCGCTGCTGCCATGATTGGGCCAAGAATCGGACCGAGCTTCAGCGCCTCAGCGGCACCTTGATACGTAGAGACGATGGCATTTGCAATACCTGCTGCTTTATTGGCTTCAAACATTGCCCGGTTGCTCGACTCGAGCCCGGACATCATGCCCTGTAGCTTACCGAAGACGACTTTCGCCTGAGCATCAAGCGACATAGCCTGAAATTTAGCTGCGTCATCCATGCCCTTTTTCTTGAGCTCGAGCATAGCTGTTTCGTGCTCTGCCTGAATCTGCTGAGCGATGGCATTGTGCTCGGACTGCTTCATATGCGTAGCATTCGCATACTCATCAAGCAGGGCGAGGCGCTCGTCTCGCTTCTGCTTCAGGAGCTCGTCTTCGGCGAGAAGGGATTGCTGCAAGTCATCGAAGCGCTTCTGCAGTGCAGGGTCCGGTCCGGTATCGGATGGGGCATTTGCGGTCAGCTTCTTAGCGGCGATCTCTTCAGCGGCCTTGTTTGCCTCCGCCTTGATATCATCAAACGCCTTCTTGATGCTCTTCGATGGCATCGGCTGCATCACAAGATTATTGAGCTCCTCCGCCAGCTTATTGACTTCAGTACCACTCTCTTGCGCCCACTTGGTCAGCTCAGCGTTCGGCTTGATATCAATGCCGGGCAAGACGTTGGCGATCTTCACAAGATTCTGCTGAAGAATATCCAAGTCTAGCAAGATGCCTGAAACCATGCCCTTGAATACGAATTCGAGCGTCTTCCATACAACCTCGAGGCCACGGAAGGCATCGGCCACGAACCCGACGGCATTAGCAACTATATCAAACGCATCGAATGCGGAGACGCCCCAGTTCCTGGCATCCTTCGATGCCTGAGTGAATCGATCAGCAAGTACCTTCATCAGCGGTGCAAGTGAAACGGTGATACGATTAGCGATCCCCTTAATAACAGTCTGAGCACGTGCCCATGCGTCATTCGCCATCTCGACCTTTGCCGCATCGACTCGATTAAGAGCGATACCAAGGTCTTCCGCCTCTTTCCTGGCAGCAAGGAATCCACCACGCCCCTGCTCGAGCATGTTGATCATCTTGATGCCTTCTCGGCCGAAGATGGCAGCAGTAGCCGCTGCTCGTTCTGTTTGCGTGTCCATCTTCGAAATGGACTCTGCAATCTGTAGGTATGCCTCGTCGGCCTTCATACCTGCGAGCGCCTGAACATCGAGATTCATCAGCTCGAGCTGCTTCCTTGCTGCGCCGGTTCCCTGAGCAGCTTCACCGAGGCGCTTGGTCATACGCTCAATTGAAGAGTTAACTGTTTCGGCAGACGTGCCGGTCAGCGTAGCCTGTAGCTGGAATGCCGCGATGCTCTCAGTCGCAATATTGAGTCGATCGCTCATCTTGCCGAGCTCATCAGACCATGCTAGAGATTGTTTGATCAGGTAGCCGAATCCGCCTACCCCGGCCAATGCGAGCAACTTACCGGTAGTACCGGATACTGCTCGAGAGAGGCCGGAGAGGCGTTTATCAACGGACGAGAACGCAGCGCGAGTTGCATCTACGGCTGAGAATACGAATTTTGTGTCATGCCGATTAGCCATTCCTCACCTCTGCTGCAACGTGCTCCATGAGCTGCATGAGTACGGCAGGCTGATCAGCCCATCCACCACCGTGCGGGAACTTATTGAGCTTCAGCCATTCGTATCCTCTAAAAACGACCTCGAATTCTGGGTACCACAGTACCGGGCACTCGGTCGTCTTATGCCCATCAACCCACTCGATGGGCTCCCAAGACACGCACCTGACCGGTCTATCTACTGACAGTGGGCAGGTCTCGCATGTCTTAGGGTTTAGCTTGCCCTCTGCGTCTACTCGGAAGTATCCGCGTGCTGCGGCTCGGACTTTTTTACCTCATCCTGTTGAGGGAAGGCCGCTTCAACTGCCAGCGCACCGATCATGACAAATTTATTGAGCGTGTCCGGGTCTCCCAGATCAGCCCGATCTGCCAGTTCGGCCGGATTGAAATCCTGGCCCTCAATTGACAGCCGCTTGACCAGCTCGCGCATAGCGTAGCGAGCGAGCTCAACGCGACCTCCGAGGTTGTTGACGCTTCCAAGCGCTACGAGCTTGCCCTGCTGTGATGTGGTCACAGCATTGAGCTCCATCACGATGCCAGAATCTTTATCCTCGATCGTTCGAGTATCCGTGCCAAGTAGTTTCATGGTCTCTCCTTTTAATCAAACCGGAGCTGGAACTGATCGTCTCCAGCTACCTCATACAAACGATACGCCACATCCTGGGTATCGATGTCCGCTTCCTCAGCCAGCGCCACGGAGTCGCGGACGCCCTTCGGTGCCGAGATGCTCAAGCGGTTGCCGCCTGCTACGCCATAAACGCCGCTGAGCGCCGCGCTGGTGGCATTTGCGAGCGCCTGCCACTCCGCAATCGTAGCCGCAGCATTCTTGTTGAAGTTGAGCTGCGGGGCTCGGTTGATGACTCGGAAGTCATGGCTACCGGTGCGGTACAGATCGATGACCTCATTCCCGCAATCGAGCCCGAATGCGCCAACCTGAATGGCTGCGCCATCGGACACAGTATCGGTTGCCTTCGCAACGATCGGGAGAGTGGAATTGAATACCGCTCCGCCCGGCACTGCTGCGATGGTCGGTTCTGCATAGACTGCCTGCATCGTGAAGGTCACGGTGATAATCTGATTGATTGTGCAGTCGATGGAGAAGGTGCCCACTGCACCAATGAACTTCCACAGTAGCCCGCCGTGGTAGTAGTAAATGGTACAGGACTCGATGCCGTTGGTGGTCGGATCATACTCAACTTTGGTCGCTGCCGTGATAGTCTCGGCAAGACCGCACGCCCGGAAGAACGGGGCGAGCTCGGGCGGAGTATCGACAACGCCAGAGCCGTGGAGCTCAGCAACGATCTCGAGCTGCATGGTCTCCTTGCCAACCAGATGCGGGAGCATACCCATGGTGGTTTTCGTGACCGGGCGATCCAGGTTGTCCTGATTCTTAACCGGGGTTGCGGTCAGGAAACGAATGGCATTCGATGCCGGGGTTGGAACCTGATCGACGCCCTTCGCCGCCTCCGTGGCCGCGAGTAGTAGTCGTGCGTACTTGGACATGGTTTAGCCCTCCTCTGCCTTCGGAGCAGGCTTACGCGGCTCCATGGTCTCAGTTGGCACTTGTTTCGCCGGTGCCGTCGGCTGCTGTTGCTTTTCTTCAGTCTTCGCCATAGCGTACTCCCTTATACGGTCGGATCGCCTTCATATGTGCGATATAGGCCGGTGAATGTAATGTCTGCAGTAGCGGCGACCTTCTCGGCAGGTTCGCGATTAAGCACGAATCCATTATAGAGCAAATCCACCAAGAGGCCACCCAGTGTCAAATCGGCCGCCATAGCGATCTCGACTTCTTTAGCAACCTGATCAATGATATCCTCGAGGACTGTCGCGCTCTTATGGCACACAACTACTGTGATCTCCAGTTCGCGATTGATCCCCCTCGGGCCTCCGAAGGTCATGTATTCCGGCGTCTCGGAATCGGTCAGGATTCCGATTGCCGGGTGCTGAGCGGAGCTCAGCGCACGAGCAAGACCCGGGAAGACGTTCGCTCCAGTAGTGGAGAGTCCACCGAGGGTAACGACTACTGCATCTCGAATCTGCTTTCTCTTATGATCAGCCATTACTCAATCCCCAGGATCAGGGTGACGAATCCAGTTCCATCCGGATGGACTTCGAGCACCACATAGACTTGAGCCTCCCCGTCAACCTGCACGTGGTCTCCGTGCGCGGGTGCGGCGACATCGTCGAGAGAAATCTCGACTGTCGGCACAGAGGACTCGATGTTGCCAGCCTCCAGGAATGGCCGTTCGAAAACGCCATAGATGGAGATTGTCTGACCAACTGTCGGATGCGGAAACGCTGCCGGGGTATAGGAGATCGCATCCCCAACCACCGGCAGCGCCGCCTTCGCTCTGCGCTGAAACTCAGCGCGGAAAGACATCAGTTGATAGTACCGACGCCGACGTTGATCTTAACCCAGACGGTGGCATCACCGGCAAGCGCAGCCTTCCAAGCTACGGCACAGCCAGAAATGTCGCCAGCCGCCGGGACAGCAGCGCTGTTGTCGAAGACGCTCGCAGAGACGTCCCACAACAGTTTCTCGCCCTGATTGATCGCGTTGGCAGCCTTGGCACACTCAAAGACACCCTCCATGCGGACCGAGCCGGTCTCGCCAGTACCGATGTCAACGGAAGCGATACCGATCTGACCACTGATTACGACCACGTCGCCGGATGCAATAGCAGCACCAGCGTTGGTGTATTCAATGACCTCGCCTTCACTGAAAATCATATTCTTCATCGTCTTATCCTCCTCAGGAAATTCGGGCCGACGTGCGGGGGACCGGTAGCCCGATCCCCCTAGCCGTCAGCTTATGCGCCCGGATTCTTGTAGAACGTGCGCCAGTCGAGAGCCTTGGCAACCGCGTCAATGCGAACCTTGAACTCGGTGCCGTCGATGGCCCATCCTGCCTGCTGTTCCAAAGTCGGATTCGGATTACCATCCAGGTAACCAACCTCGACGCCGTCGTGCATGCCCGGATCGGCCGCGAGGTACCATGCGGTCAGCGAAGCTGCATCCAGTCGCGCGTCGGTGATGATCTCAACCGAGTTGCGGATCGGATTCATTGCCTTGCTGTTGGTCTTGCTGATATCCGTCTCAGATGCGACGATCTGCTTGACGGTGTCTTCCAGCACAACCGGTGCCAGCAGGTACCGGGGAAGGATATTGGTGGTCACATTGCCATCAACGCCCTTCTGCTTACGCATCGCGGAGCGAGCTGCACCGATGCTTGCTACCGACGGAGCGGTACCAACGGCCAGCAAGTTGTTGTGCGTTGCATCGAACAGCGTAACGCCATCACCCATCAGATGGGTGCCGGTCAGCACTGCGTAGACCAGATCACCAACGGTACGAATCGCGGCGCGACCCATACGGCGCGGGATACGAGTAAACGCTCCCAGGTCATCGTTGATAATCGCCTGACGCGAGATGCCGAAGCGCTTCGCGTAGGTGGCGAGTTGGATCTGTTCCTTGCGCTCGCCGATGGAGCCGAAGCTGATCTCGCCATCTTCCAGCACCTTATCCAGCGTAGTGAACTCACCCAGATCATCGCGCTCGTTGATCTTGAAATCAGACAGGTTACCCTGACGAGTCCACAACTGGAAGGTCTCCCCAGCTTCCTCAGCACCCATCAGCATCGCCTTGTTAGCGACATTCGACAGGATATTCGGGAAATCAGAGCTGGTAAACGCGCGGCCCACCAGAGCCATGCGATCCAGGCCGATCATGTCCACGTTGCGTACGCGCAGGCAGTGGCGTGCCATCTCGGAAAGGCTCATCGAGGTGAACTCGTTGCGCTCCGGGGTGGCTGCAATACCTGCACGGGTCTCCAGTGCGATCTCGATACCAGTGCGAGCCTTATCGGTCTCGTCCTGAACGGTCTCAACGCGGGAGCCGCCGGTCGGAGTCTGGTTGGCAGCGATAGCGCCCAGCAGGGCACGGCCAGCATCTTCCGGGGTGACGCTCATGTCATCCAGTTGGCGGGAGAGCAGGTCGGCATGATCAGTGGCGAGACCGCCCTGATACAGTGCGCGAATCTGCTCGCGGCGAGAGGCTTCAGCCTCACGAACTCGACGCTCGGTCTCGGCGCGGATAGCATCAGCATCCACCGAGTCCGTACGGGAGCCCGCTGCCGGAGTTGCCTGCACTGCAGGAGTCTCCGGCTGGTTCGTGGTTTCATCTTCCATGGAACCCTCCTCTTCTCTTGTGATATCATGCACTCGGTACATGCCATGCTCCCCATCGCTGCGCCCAACGCCAACACCGGCATCTGCGGGCACGTCAACAAAGGAGATCTCTTTCGGCGTCCACTTAGTGACGCGGAATTTATCAGGACCGTTCGAGTTGGCTTCGACCAACGTACGCTCCTCAATGCTGTAGCCGACGGAGACGTTGCGAACAATGCCATCGACGATATCATTCCACAGATCGGTGACATCGTCCCGCTTGCTCAGGCGGACGTCGGCGTAGCCCCTCCCCTTCTCGACCCACGCTCGTTCCACAACGCCGACTTGGCCTCCGACGTTGCCTCGCATGTGATCGAGGAGGATGGGTGCTCCTCCATTCAAGCGATCCAGGTTGACTTCCCCATCCTTGTGACCAAGAATCTCGAACCATGGATCTTCAAAGAAAGATGCGCGAAGGACTTCTGCCTCTTCGCTGGAGAAAGAGAGCCGTACTCGACGCTCTTCGGCATCGGCGACCTCAACCGAGGCAGTTGCTGCCCGGCTGAGTACTCCATCGATGCGCTGTTTCAAAACCTTGGTAGTCATGGAAACCCCCACGTGCAGGCTAAGCGTTTTCGCCGTCGCTTGCAACAGTACTATCCCCAGCGCCCTGATCGGTGCTGGTGTCTGGCGCGATATCAGTGGTACCGAACTGCTCTTTCTCTTGCTCAATCTCAGCGAAGACTTGCGTCGGGTCTCCCCCACGATCGCGAATCGATTGCGAGCGAGACTTCAGACCGGCATTGATCAGCGTGACTTCGGCATTGGCCTCCTTGCCAGGATCAATCCACGGCATTGCCGGGCCTCGGTAATCTGCATCATACATCGTATCAATATCGACATCGGATGGCATTCGCAGGACGCCTGACATCAGCGCTGTTTGTAGCATGCGATCAATGATCGGCCTCCATGCTACGGACACGAACTCATCACGGAGCGCCTCGTACGCCTCCCGATCCTCGACCAGCTCTTGTCGCTGGGATGAGTAGGAGCCGGAGCGATCTTTTGAGATAGATGAGTATGATGCCTCGGTGCTCGCCGATACAGCTCGCAGATTAGCCTCACGGAATGGGCCGAGCTGGTTGCTCGGACGATTACTCTGCACTACGCCGACCTCTTCTCCCGGCAGGAGGTTATCGAAGACATTTCCCGGCGCAAGCTCGAAGTCTCGGAAGGTCTGCGTCGGGTCTGCCACGGCTGCACCTGGGATCTGATCGCTCTTCTTGATATAGAGCGTCATTGCGGCAGCGACGCGGGCGGCGATGCGCTCGCTGTCCTCGTACTCTTTTAGATCATCAAGCCTGCGAAAGACTGCGGCGAAGATGGATACGCCTCGGGTCTGCCGGATGCGTTTCGTCATCTTGAGATGTACGATATCAGCGGCCGATACTCGCACGGTGTCGAAGATGGAGCTGATATTCATCCCGGGAATGACAACGCCGTCAGCATAGTCTTTCAGAAGATGATACCCAACCGGCTGCGACCATGCGTTCTTCTCGACGCCATGGATGATTCGACGGCCCTGCTGAATCATATGAAATGGCAGCAGGTCGGCCTCAATCAGCTCAACAGAGAACGGCACCTTTGT